TTTGATGGCAAGGGCGTCAGGTACCCCAGATCTCAGACGCTTTCGAGCCCAGCGGCGAACACCGCGGGAGAATCGTTTAGCGTCTGCAATACCAGAGGAGCTTGGAGGGATGGGGGTGTCAGAGAATACTGACGCCTGGGCGAAGAGGGAAGTCTCATTGGATAACCAATCAGAGACCTTCTTCGGGGCCATGGCAGGGTCCGGGGTGGTTGTGAGAACAACCATCCCGAATTCTACCTCTCTCTCCAAGACCGATTCGGACCGGTCCCTAGCCGCTTGTGCTGCGGGGTCCCTTGTGGCCACCCAAGAAGGGGGGCCAACAGGGACCTGGTCCTGGCCAGATCCATAAAGGAACTTGCCCAGAGCCAGCCGCAGCCAACGGGGGGCCGACACACGTAGTGTCGACCCTCGTCGGGGGGGCAAACCTGCCCCCCCCAGAGACCTAGGGAGGCATGGTGCGACGCCGTTCTCACGACATCGCCTCCATGCTTCTGGGCGGAGAGCTGTGAGCACTCTACGTGCTCGCAGATCCCGCCCAGATCCGAATCCGGTGGCCTCAAACGACTCGCCTTCGAGATCAATCGATAGCGACGTGAGGCCCTTCACTGGTATTCCTAGCGCCCACTGTATAGGTGCGGAGCTTACCTGGGGAGATTTCTTAGAGGAGACAAAAAATGTCATCTCCGTGAAATTCCCCGCACCCTCCGACAGGAAGAACTTACCACGCGAAAAGCGCCCCCCACAAAGGGAGACGATTCGCTGGTAGTTCTTCACCATCGGGGGAGGCCACGACCCTACCAAGTCGTCACCGCCAATGGCGGTGGCGAACAAGGCAGGGCCGCGGCAGTAAGCCCCTTCCCACCGGGCAGCCATGTCGACCCAGAAGAGGTGGATGAGGGACATGATCGGCCACGTAGGCCCCATGCCCATCAACACACCTCTCCGGGATTCGACATGCTGTCCCCACGGGTAGTGGAGTCCCTGCGGCCCTGTTAAGGACCGTAGGCAATCCGCCCATACAGGTGGGAGGCTGTCCCATCCCGCGATCACCCCCTCTACCATGGCCTTGATTAGGTCATGGGGGAGGAGATCAGACGCCGTGGTGAGGTCCGTGGAGACGATCATGTTGCCACCTCTATGGTGGCACATGACCTCCTCCACGGCCCGCCGCCGCTCTCCTTCAAGGAAGTAGCGGCAGCGGCGGTCCCTGCGAAGCATCGTGGTTAGGAGCCTATTTAGGCACCCACCCGCGATAGTCGCGTGGGGAGGGGGGGCAGAGACGATACGTCTCTTCCAGCCCCTCTCGGGGATCGTACAAACACGGTTCTGGGGGATCCCCTCCGAACACATCCTTGCGGATGCTCCGGAGAGGTCGCGGAAGCTCGAGTTGTAACGTGTGAGGTCCACTTCCTCATCAGAGAGGAACCCGCCGTAGGCAATAGCGCAGGGGGTCTTGCCGTCTTGGGTAACCCAGGACGACCAGGCTTTGCGCACTTGCTCACGGCACCCTCCACGACGACGGGACCCGTCAAACGTAGCAGATGGAGAACAAGGAATATATTCCTCGAACTTCACCTGGTTGCGCTTGGCGAATCTCGTCGCGTAGGAGGTGGCGAACTTCAACAACTCGGGCGGTGTAATGTGCTCGGCCAGCATGTTCCGGCGGTGGGCGAGGAGGTTGGCAGATGCCACCCTCTCGTCCCCCTCGGGCAGTGCCCTACCAAGGTAGGACAACTGTTCGAGCCCCTTAGGGCACCAGAGACCTGGCAGTCTTCGGAGGAGATATACAAGCCCCGGGCTTGGCTTGCCGCCGCAAATGGCGACGAGCCGAGCATCCGAGGCCGCGGCCTTGAGAAAGGCCACGACGTACGCAACTCCAGACTTGGCGGCCACCTTCACCATCCACAGGGAGAGCTTCTGTCGTTCAAGCAAAGACTTGTTCGCCAGAGGCTTCCCCCAGTGAAGGGGAAGGCGGCCAGCCGCAGCACATACACCTAGGACAGCCTCCCAGGCCCCGTGAAGAACACGGAGCTGGGAGCTAGAGAACTGGGGTATCTTAAGAAACGCACACACCTCACGGTGTGTACGAGACCGGCAAATGGGTGGTACCCCCCGGCCCGAAGGCCGGGTGGGGACCACCCTCCCAATTGTCGCCTCGTAAGCGTTTAACCACATATCGGTACTCTCACGAGTAACGAAATGCGATGTTGTCTTAATCGGCG